GGAGAACGGGAGGAACCGAGGTGATTGAATTTTCGATCGAGGGCATCCCCGTGCCCCAGGGGTCGATGAAGGCGATCAGCGTCAATGGCCGAGCTCGGGTTTTTCACAACTCCGACAAGAAGCTCCGAGCCTGGAGGAACGGGGTCGCCCACGCCGCCTCGATGGCCCTCGACGGGAACCCAGGATATGACGAACCCGTGAACGTCTGGATGGAATTCCGGCTGCCGCGGCCACCGTCGACGAAGCGCGAGGCCCCGTCAGTCAAACCTGACCTGGACAAGCTGGTCCGGGCTGTTCTCGACGCGCTGGAGCAGTCAGGGGTGATCAAAAACGACTCGAGGGTCTGCTTCATCAACGCCACGAAAAGCTACGCAGAGCCCGGCACAGAGCCCGGGCTGGAGCTCGCCATCGTGAGCGAGAGAGAGGGGTTTTTGGATGACGGCGAGGAAGAAACAGTGCACTGACGTGGCCCGGCCGAGCCAATGGTTTTCGGCGAAATGCGATTGCGGATCGTGCCAATCCCTACCTCCCCCGCCCGGTGTAAAAAGGGTTGAAAAAATCGTGGAGGTGGAGGTTCATATCTGCCCAAATTGCGAGGGGGAGTTTGAGCCGTCACGCCGCGAGCAACGTTGGTGTCACCGGGAGTGCGGCCGGGCCTGGAGGAGGAAGCGCGCCTCCCGATGTGAAAAAAGGCGCCGCGCCAAGGAAATTGAGCGTTTTTTGGGAGAAAGCCACCCCGATTCGACACTTCACTAAAAAGTGTCCGCACTTCTGGCGGTTTTGTGCGGACACGGTGTTGCACCGACCCCACAGCAACTGATACGGATTGAGGGGAGGGGCCCCGCAACTCTCTCTCCTGATTGTGCGTGGTCGAGATTTCTCCCGCGCTGTGGGGCCCCTCATCCTGGGGGGGTGGACTCTGCCGGCAAAGCGTGGGCGACCGTCGAGTTTTAGCGATGCGACAGCCAAGGGAATATGCGATCGGCTCGCCGCGGGTGAGTCGCTGCGTTCCATTTGCTCCGATGCGGCGATGCCCTCGAGGCAGACGGTCATCTGGTGGGCGATGGGGGAGCGCGGGGCCCCGAAATCCTTTGTTGACCACTACGCGCACGCACGAGAGGCCGGCCTGCTCACCTGGGCCGACGAGATCCTCGAGATTGCAGATGACTCGGCCGACCTAGAGTCCGGGCCCGCCGTCCAGGCCGCTCGGCTCCGTGTCGACTCGCGGAAGTGGCTGCTCTCAAAGTTGATGCCGAAGCAGTTCGGCGATCGGCTGGGCCTCGAAGGGCCTGGTGGCGAGGCCGTCCAGATCAACGTGATCTCCGCGATCCCGCGGGCGCCCGGAGACCCCAAGCCATGAGGGTCGAGAACATCGACATCGGCTACTCCCCGCGGCCCTGGCAGATGCAGATCCACGCCGAACTCGCGAGGTTCAGCGTCCTGGTGGTGCATCGCCGAGGCGGCAAGACGGTGCTCGCGGTCAACTCCCTGATCCACGCAGCCCTGGACGATCAGAGTGGTGCTGGCCGGTACGCCTATGTCGCCCCGCTGCTCAAGATGTCGAAGGCCGTCGCCTGGGACTACTTCCGCCAGTTCGCAGGGAAGGTGCCGGGCGTTATCTTCAGGGAGTCGGAGCTCCGAGTTGACTTCCCCAACGGTTCGCGCATCCGCCTGTACGGGGCCGACAACCCTGACTCGCTCCGCGGCATCAAGCTGTCCGGGGTCTGCGTCGACGAGGTCGCGCAATGCCCACCCGAACTCTGGGGCGAGGTTCTGCGCCCTGCCCTGGCGGATCTGGCGCCGGCCTCCTGGGCCCTCTTCATCGGGACGCCCAAGGGCGTGAACCTCTTCAGTGAGCTCTATCAGTCGGCGATCACCGACGAGAGCGGCAACTGGTACGCGGCGATGTGGGATGTNGACCGCACNAGCGTGATCGATCCGATCGAGCTCGAGGATGCCCGGCGAACCATGTCAGACGCGCAGTATCGCCAGGANTTNCTCTGCGACTTNTCGGCCAGCCAGGACAACACGCTGATCACGATCGACATCGTGTCCGAGGCCGTGCAGAGACACATCAACGATGAGGCGTGGCTCGAGGGATTGCCCAAGATTATCGGGGTCGACGTTGCGCGATTCGGTGACGATCGCTCGGTTATCCAGAAGCGTTGGGGCCATCACGCCTACGAGCCAGGCGTACACACCAAGATCGACAACATGGCTCTCGTGGGTCTCGTGGCCCAGGAGTACAACGAGTTCAAGCCGGATGCGCTGTTCGTCGACGGTGGCCGCGGGGAGGGTGTGATCGATCGGCTACGCCAGCTCGGCTACCCGGTCATCGAGGTGCAGTTCGGAGCTCGGGCGAGCAACGATGCCCACTTCACAAACAAGCGCAGCGAGATGTGGGACGGCATGAGGGCCTGGCTTGAAGCCGGCGGATGCCTGCCTAACAACCGACACCTGAAGCAAGACCTGAACACGCCGACCTACTCGTTCGATCAGTCGAATCGCATGGTGCTTGAGAAGAAGGAATCGATAAAGAAGCGCGGGCTTCCGAGCCCTGACCTGGGCGATGCCCTGGCACTGACGTTCGCGTTCCCCGTGCGCGTCAAACCGAAGTTCGATGGACCGCAGCCCGCAGACTCGGCTCAACTCAAACATGAATACGACCCGTATGCGGAGTCGGCGATGGGGGCAGCGTAATATGCCGTACGACGATGGTGGGATGAGAGACTGGCAGGCGGAAAGGGATTACGACTGGGGTGTGACCGACGCCCACTACATCGATCAGGTAGCCGGTAATTTCAGACATCCGTTCCGGGGTCAGTACGTCCAGCAGGGGCAGGTTGATGCATACGACCTAGCCCTCTCTGCCTACTATTTCTCGGGTGCGGGGAATAGATACGAATACGACAGCTATGAGCACGGTCGCGAGGCACGGGGCGCCAATCTCGTCGAGCGCGCACCGCTTGAGGGTATGTGGGATGACCCCTACTGGGGTGAGCTTGACGAAAACGGCGTTCCCCAGAGAATTTTCGCCTATATGTTCGGCGCCGAACTGGACCCAGGGTTCGAGTCGGAGCGTATGTACACGCCCGAGGATATGTACGGCCCGCCCAAGAACTTCCAGGCAACCAGCACCACTCCGGGGGGCGGCCAGCACGCCCAACAGATGCCGTATTCAGAGTTCACGAGTGAGGGCGACATAGTTGGGGGTGGTGCCCTGCTCCAGGATGCGTTTTTGACCAATGAAAACTTTGAATTGCAGTATGACGCAACCTTTATAGAGAACACCGGCACGGGCTGGGGGGCCGACCCAGGGGGTGCCAACCTCTACGCGACAAACGATATTCTGGCGCCCAACACCCCTATGGACTGGTACAGGGCCCAGAACCCGACCGGGGCGGGAGCCTATAACCCAACCAACCTTGCCGGCTGGTTCCAGGGCTTGGCACTTCAGATGAACGTACAAAATGAGCAAGAGTATTGGAATATGCTCAACTTCACGTCCGGCGGGGAACAGGATCCCAACAATACCGGGCTTTCACTCGCGCCGGGGTATGGCGCGTCCCATGGCGCGTCATCGTCCTATTACCAAGATTGGCGTGGCAAGCCCCGCCCAGACCAGTACCTCCTCAATAAACAAGGCGACAAGCAATTGCAAGGAAAGTCTCCTGTCACGGGCGATGACGTATGGTTTTTCACGGGCCATGCCCCCGGATCAGATTTTTATAACGCCACCGCGTTCGGGGTGGGCGCCGACATCATCCCTGGCTACCAGGAACACTACGTTGGCGGCGCATACACGATCGGCGGGGGGGTCGCAAAGCGATGGTACGATGACGCCTGGAAACGAGACGGGAGCGGTGATATTTACGACAGTTTGGTCGACATGGCCGAATACCCCGAAAATGCCCATTGGGCCACTTCGCCAGCAAACCCCGCAGACTTCTACCCGGGATATGATTTTGTCCCCTCCGACCCCTCCGACCCCGTCGATGCCCGAAACCGAGACTCCGGGGTGGGCTTTCGACAGCGTGATCTATCGGGCAGGCTGATCACGCCGCGCCGGCAAGACATCCCCATGACGCCAGGAAGGCGAGCCTCGCGAAAGGCAGAGGAGGGTCTCCTCGAGTCATACTTCGGCGGATCGCTGCTCGGGGGTGGAGCATGAGCACCCCCATCCCGGCGAACTACGCAACCTCCCCCGCCGTCAGTGGTGGGGCCACTACATCCCGCAGAGCTCTGTGCGAGGCACGCCTTAACTCCCTAGAGAATGAGCGCGAGTCCTGGCTGCCCCACTGGCGGACGCTGTCCGATTTCATCCTGCCCCGTCGCAGTCAGTACCTGAACAAGAAGAAGCAATGGAACCAGGGCGGTCAGTTCAACACAAAGATCGTCGACTCGACGGCAACGCTCGCAGCCCGCGTCCTCACCAGCGGCATGATGTCTGGGCTGACCAGCCCGGCTCGGCCCTGGTTTAGGCTGACCACGCCAGACCCGGACATGAAGGATAGGCCCGAGGTGAGGGAGTGGCTCTACCTTGTGGAGTCGCGGATGTACGAGACGTTCGCGAAGTCGAACCTCTACACCACGTTGCCCGTGCTCTACACCGAGCTCGGGGTGTTCGGCACGGCCGCGATGCTTGTCGAGGGTGACCAGAAGAACATCCTGCGCTGCCGACCATACACGATCGGCGAGTATGTGCTGAGCCAGGACGATAAGCGCCAAGTCGACACACTCATGTCGACGGCAGGGATGACATCCACCCAACTCGTGCAGCAGTTCGGCGAGGAGGCTGTGCCCGAATCAATCGTCGCCCAACACAATGCCGGCACCGGCCAGCAGACGTGGCACGAGGTGGTTCACGTCATCGAGCCCAATGAGGAGATGGGCGCCGGGCTGGACTACGGCAACCAGAATATGCCCTGGAAGTCTCTGTACTTTCTCAGGGGCGACTCCACCAAGGAGTACCTCCTCGAGTCAGGGTTTCAGACGTTCCCGATCCTCGCCCCGCGTTGGCAGACATACGGGAGCGATGTCTACGGATCATCGTGCCCGGGCATGGAAGCGATCGGAGACATCAAGGCCCTGCAACTTGAGCAGAAGCGGAAGGCCGAGGCCATCGACAAGATGGTGAAGCCTCCGATGAACGCTCCATCGAGCCTGATGAACCAGGGTGCCAGCATCCTGCCCGGCGACATCAACTACCACGACATGGCGGCTGGCGGCATGACCCTGACCCCGACCTACGAGATGAACTGGGACATCCGNCCGCTCATCCAGGATATCGCCGAGAACCAGAGCACGNATCAGCCGGGGATTCCACGAAGACCTCTTCATGATGCTCACCCACTCAGACCGCCGGCAGATCACGGCTCGTGAGATCAATGAGCGCCACGAAGAGAAGCTGTTGATGCTCGGGCCCGTGCTTGAGCGACTGATCGATGATCTTCTCGATCCGCTTATCGACCGGGCGTTTCACTTGATGGTCAATCACCCGAACCAGATGATTCCCCCTGCACCTGAGTCGCTCCAAGGCCAGGAACTGAAAGTCGAGTACATCTCGATCTTGGCTCAGGCGCAGCGGGCAGTCGGCGTTCAGGGTATTGAGCGGATGTGGGGCACGGCCTCTCAGATCGCCCAAGTGGCCCCGCAAGTCCTGGACAAGATGGACGCGGATCAGTCGATCGACGAGCTGGCGGATATGTACGGAGTGCCGCCCACGATCGTCCGATCAGATAAAGAGGTCGAAGAGATCCGCGAGCAGCGCGCTCAGGCTCAGGCTCAGGCTCAGCAAATGGAAGCCCAACGGGCACAGGCCGAGACGGCGAAGATCATGTCGGAGACAGAGCTCAGCGGTAACACCGCGGCATCGGCTGCGGCTGATGCGAGGCAGGTCACAGGAGCAGGGCCCTGATGGCGAAGAAGCGAGACAACGCAGCCAACGTCGAGTCGATCACTCGCACCCGAGACAGGGTCGATGATGAGAGAGCTCGGGCAGAGGCCGGATGGCGCGATGCCATGAAGAGTGAGAACGGTCGCTTTGCCCTCTGGAAGTTCCTCGAGGCAATGGGGCACAGGGGTACGGCCTTGGCCGCGGACGATCGTTCGACTCTCATCCGGGCTGCGAGACAGCGTGTAGCCGTCGAACTCGATGGAATTTTGAAGGCAGCCTGCCCCGAGGATCGGGCGCAGATGATTGCCGAAAACGAAGAGGGGTTCTAGATGAGCGAAGCAGTTGCATCCGACTTCACAGGACCGGCGCCCACGGGCCCGGAGGTTGCGGCTGAGCCCGCAGCGGAGATGCCCCAGGCCCCAGCGCCTGGAGAGGGCGGCGCCCCCGAGGCCGGCGGCACGCCCGATGTTCCCCCTCAGATGGATGACCCCGGAGATGTCGACATCTCTGGAATGATGGAAGGCAACGAGGTGGCACCGCCGCCTCCTGTCGATACACCCGTAGACGGACAGCCCGTCGCGGATCAAGGCGTACAGGCGAGTGAGGGTGAACAACCCGGAGGCGATCCCAATCAGCAGGGCTCTGTCACTCCGGGCACGTTCGCAGAATTCACGCTGCCAGACGGGTATCGAATGCTGGAGGGTGCGGAAGGTTCGCACTTCATCAAGCACGCCGCCGAGCATGGGCTGACGCAGGAACAAGCGCAGGCCCAGATCGATTTCGATGCCCAGCGCGCACAGAGACTGAGCGAGCAATTCCAGAGTCAGAGGAAGGTGCAAGCACAGGCTCTACGCCAGGAACGCATGGAACAAATGCGGAACGATCCTGACGTTGGCGGCACGGCGACCAAGCTCAAGGAGAGCATTGGTCACTTCAACTCAGCAGTCCAAGAGCTCGGGGGTCAGGAGTTGCACAACTTCCTGATGAAGACCGGGCTCGCATTCGAGCCGTTGATCGTGAAGACGTTTGCTCGGGCCCACCAGGCACTCGGGGAGTCAAAGACCCTGGGCGCCAGCCGGCCTGCGGCGTCAGAGCGATCAGTCGAGGAAAGGCTCCTCGGTATCGGTCTCAACTGACTGCACGCATTCGCTGAAAGGAAATCAACATGGCAACGATCGGAGTGAATTATCCGACGTATCTCGATGTCGCCAAGCGCACCGACCCCACAGGTCAGATCGCCGCGATTGTCGAGATCATGAGCCAGTACAACCCGATGATCGTCGACGGGATGGCTCTCGAGGGAAACCTCACAACGGGGCATCGCTCCACGCAACGGACGGGACTCCCGGCCGCAACGTGGCGCCTGCTCAACCAAGGTGTCGATTCGACCAAGAGCACAACGGTCCAGGTGGATGACACCTGCGGATCGCTCGAGGCTTACGCCGAAGTCGACAAGGCGCTGGCGAACCTGAACGGCAACTCGGCCCAGTTCATGGCCTCGGAGGACTCCGCGTTCCTCGAGAGCATGAGCCAGACGATGGAGTCGACCACGTTCTACGGCGACACCACCTCGGACCCCGAGCAGTTCCTGGGCCTCCAGCCCCGGTACAACGCTCTGGGCACCGACCCCACGGCCTCGACCTACAACGTGATCGATGGTGGAGCGACGGGGGGCAGCGCCGACAAAACGTCCGTATGGATGGTGACGTGGGGTCCGAACGCAACCCACTACATCTACCCGAAGGGCACTCGTGGCGGTTACGAGCGCAACTTCCTGGGTGAGTGGACGCTCTCGGATCGCGATAACAAGAACTTCCAGGGCTATCGCACGCACTACAAGTGGGCGATCGGTATGGCTGTCAGAGACTGGCGGTCGACGGTTCGCATCGCGAACGTGCCCACGGAGGGTACGTCCTCGGGCGAGACGCTTGACTCCAACTACGCATTCGAGGAGTACCTCGCGAAGGCGCGGCACCGCATGAAGAAGGCGGGCGGCAGGACGGTCCTGTACTGCAATCGCGAGACGATGACCTTCCTCGATATCCGAGCGCAGGCCAAGTCGAACGTGTACCTCCAGCGCGGCGAGTGGGCGGGTCAGGACGTTCTGTTCTGGCGAGACGTTCCCCTCCGCGTCACCGAGGGACTCACCAACACAGAGGCTTTGGTCTCCTAGTAGGGGCCCCAGGAAGGAGCAAACCATGTACCAAGATTACGAAATGGAGTTCTCGTCCGCGCAGGATCTGTCGCAGCAGACAGGCACCTACGCGAGCACGAACGTCATCGACATCGGTAGCGGAAACACGGCCAAGAATGTTGGGTCTGGTTCCCCGATCACGATCGTTGTGACCGTTACGGAAGCCTTCGCTTCCGGCGGTTCTGCGACGTTGACGATCCAGCCGTTCGTCAACGACACGGCCAACAACACGTCGCCGTCAATTCTGGTGTCATCTCCCCTGTTGGCAATGGCCGACCTGCCGCTGGGTGCCGAGTACACCTACACGCTGCCCGCCCTGAGCGAGCGGTACAAGTCGGGTATGCGGTATCTGGGGGTCAACTACATCATCGCGACGGCGACCACCACCGCAGGTGCGGTCGACGCCAGGGTGACAGTCAACCCGCAGACCAACGGCTAGGGGCTAAGTGATGGCGCAGAGACGAGTGAAGCTGATCCAAAAGGTTTGGGGCGACCCCACTAACGTGGGACGCAACCGACTGTGGCAAGCCGGGGAGGAGTTCTCGACAGAGATCGAGGGACTCCCCGGCCACATCTACACCTACCTGGACGATCAAGGCTCGCCCGCCTCTGCGCCTGAGCTCCAACCCGGCATATCGATGGCCGACCTTCAACTCTCACAGGTGAGGGTGAGGGACGCCCTCGAGAAGCTGGATCACGATGACGATTCGCACTGGACCGCTAGAGGTCTGCCGCGGATGGAAGTCCTGAACCGGCTGATCGAGGGCGGCATCGGCGCCAACCAGAATGACATCCGCGCAGCATGGCCCGGATTCAGCCGAGAGCCAACGCGGAGGGATTAGTCAATGGCTACCCAGGTCGATGTATACAACCAAGCGATGGGCAAGATCGGCCAGCAGAGGGTGATCACCTCACTCGGCGAAAACTCGGTCGAGCGTATCCAGTGCGAACGATTCTACGATGTTGCCCGGCAGGGGAGCCTGCGAGACTGGGACTGGTCATTCGCCCGGAAGTTCGAGGCACTCCAGACAGCAATCGGGACTACGAATAATACGGCGTGGACATACGAGTACGCATACCCCGCCGACTGTCTCGCGCCGCGAAGGATCAAGAGCGGGGAAGAGTCTACAATCCCCCACCCCCCGAACATTGAGACGATCCCTTTCGAGGTCGCGACTGCGACTGGGTATCGGGTGATCTACTCAAACGAGGCATCCGCGACACTCGTCTACACCTACGACCACACGGACCCCACTACATGGACGAGCGACTTCGTCGATGCCATCAGTTGGAAACTGGCGTGGTATCTCGCCGTGAGTATTGCCGGCAGCGAAAGGTGGTCCGCGCTCGCGGTAAATGGGTACGCCTTGTCGATCGGTTCTGCTCGGATCAATAACATCCGAGACGAGCGCGGCCGGCTCGACCGGGACAAGGACTCGGACTACGGGTCGATCACCCAGGAGCGGTTCTAGTTTGCCGACGCATCCTCTTGAGCAGACCTCGTTCACGGGGGGCGAAATCTCGGATCTTGCCCGAGCTCGTGTTGATATGGACAGGTACAAAGCCTCTCTGAAGACGGCCCGGAACACCAAGATCCACGTCCAAGGATCGATCTCCAATCGCCCGGGCACTCTGTTTGGTGGGGCCGCGCATCCTGTCCATATGGACCCGGCATCAGCTTCCGCCCAAGCGGTGCTCGTTCCGTTCGTCGTATCCGAATCCCAATCCTATGTTCTGGCCTTTTCGCACAAGGTGGCCCAGGTGTGGCATTCGGCGCCGGGCGGTACGCCACTCCCATTGGCGCGATCGGCAGCAGACAGCCCGAAGGTAATAGGAGCCACCCAGCAAGGAGCGGATCTACTCCTGGAACTCGACAAAGATCACGATTTTGCTCACGGTCAAGACGTGTTCATACAGGGCGCTACGGGGGATTGGGCGGCGGTAAACTCTGACGCCAATGGTGCATATCCGAGATACACAGCCGAACTGGTAGAGGATGGTACGTTGGGAAGCGTGTCCCTGGATAGCTTCTACGCAGGGAACGCGCTTACCCCACCTGCGTTCAACTTTGACCACGCCGCTCTCGCCACTGACGGGGTGGTGCTATACGACCAACTGGACGTTTGGCTTTCGGGCGCCTTGGGGCAGCCCGCAGNGACCCTCGCGTGGCAGCAACTCATCGGGGGAGATGGGGTCGCTTCCGTTTTCCCCACTCGGTACACGATGAATCTGTACTACGTCTCCACAGACAACTGGTCTGCCGAGCTCGTGTTCCCGGGGTGCAGCGCCCCCGGCCCCCCA